GGCGCGCCAGTTCCAAGTGTCGGATATTGCGCGAATGTTCCGCATTCCGCCGCACATGGTCGGCGACCTGACTAAAGCATCGTTTTCAAACATCGAACAACAATCGCTCGATTTCGTGACAAATACCATGCTGTCGTGGGCTGAGCGGTGGGAGTCGTCGATCGAAACTAACCTGCTTTTAGAAGACGAACAAGAGATCGAGGTCGAGTTCGACTTTACGGCGTTGCTGCGAGGCGATCAGGCCGCGCGCGGTGCGTATTACCACAACGGCATTCTCGACGGATGGATGACTCGCAACGAGGCGCGCAAGGCGGAAAACCTACCTCCCCTCGACGGGCTTGACGAGCCGCTGCTTCCGCTAAACATGATCGAGGAATCGGAAGTCGGCAAGACCCCTGACAGCGCCGCACCAGGCGCGGGGCAGGGCAAGCCAGCCAATCCAGAGCCGGAAGACAACTCTAAAGCGCGATTAGCGCTCGTCGTGCGCGGTAATGCTGCGCGGATGGCCAGGCGGCTAGTGGCAGGGAATGTGCCGTCGCCAGAGGTATTAGCTGACGCGCTTGCGATTTCGGTAGACAGCGCGACGGAATGGCTTGAAAAAACAATGATCGGCTCCGAAGAACAGATTACAACAGCGCTCGCCACCATAAGGGGTTCCACGTGAAAGATCATTCGAGATTCATCAGCTGGTGTCTCGCGACACCTTGGGCGCTGCTCCCCGCTCGCATTACCGCGTACACGGCCGTTCTCGAAGCCCTGTCAAGAGGCGAGACGCCCGCCCCGCAAGCCGCCGCTCCACGTGGAACGAATAAATCGTCTCGCTCCGGGTCAATCGCGGTTATCCCGATTTACGGAACAATCGTTCCGCGTTTGGGCCAGCTGGATATGTGCGAAGAAGGAACCTCTACCCAGCAAATTAGCAACATGCTAGCGGATGCCAATGCAGACCCATCGGTCTCGCAAATTTTGCAAGTAATTGACAGCCCAGGAGGCGCAGTTTACGGCGTCCCCGAATTAGCGGCTGAAATTGCTAACTCTAAAAAGCCGGTCACGTCGTTTGCTACCAGCATGGCCGCGAGCGCTGCTTACTGGATTGGCTCTGCGGGGAATGAATTCTTCATGTCCCCGAGCGCGGAGGTCGGATCAATCGGTGTATGGATGGCGCACCAAGACTATTCCAAGGCGATGAAAAAGTCAGGCGTTAAGACGACGCTGGTTTCTGCTGGGCCTTTCAAAGTCGAAGCGAACCCGTATGAGCCGCTTTCCGAGGAAGCACTAGCGCACCTCCAGTCGCGAGTAAATGATTATTACAACATGTTTGTTAGGGGCGTCGCCCAAGGCCGGAAGGTTAGCGTGGACGCGGTACTTGGGGGCATGGGGCAGGGCCGCTGCTACGGCGCCGACCAATCGCGCAAGGAAAACATGGTGGATGACGTGCTGACGCTAGATCAAGTCGTCGCGCGCATGCAGAGCAAGATGAAGTCCGCAGCACCAAGCCGATTGGCACGGGCGCAGCGAGAACTACAGATAGCAGGTTAAGCCATGCTCGAATTGACGGAAATCAAACGCACGAATATACGCCCCGGCGATGTTCTAGTGCTTAGATACCCCGGCCTCCTCACAGCACGGCAGAAAACAGTCATGCAGGAGCAATGTCGTAGCCTCCCCGAATTACTTAATGTGCCGATCTTCGTGCTTGAGAATGGCATCGATATAGAGATCGTTCACAAAGAACAAGCGCCATAACGGGGTGCGGCGCCGGTGCTGATCTCCGGCTTGATTGGTTTTTCACGATTGCGACAGGCTAAACCTGCCGCAGCGAACCGTACCAACCTGCGAACTCCATCGCGCATCAGCCTGCGCACGCCGCACCAGTGGCGGACTATACAGAAAATTCAGGGTTAGTGCAAGCCCATCGCTGACGCCCTTTGGCGTTATCGCGTAGCCCATAGGCTACACCCGCACAAAACACGACCGCCAACTGGCGGTTTTTTTATGCCCGAAATTAGGAACAACTAAATGAACAAGCAACTGCGCGAGCTGCACGCTCGCAAGGCAAAGCACGTCGCTGCAATGCGTGCGATCACCGACAAGGCTTCGGCAGAAGATCGCGACCTTTCAGTCGATGAAGATACCGCATTCGCTGCGGACAAAACGTCGCTGGATCGTTGCAATGCCGCGATCACCCGCGAAACCGATCTTCAGGAGCATGAGCGGTCGGCTGGCGTAGTCATCGCCGAAGATGCGCATATCGAAGCCAAGGTAATGGCTGAGAGCGATCCTAAGCGTGGATGGAAGTCGTTCGGCGACTTTGCGCAGGCGGTACGGGCCGGAAGCAATCGCAACGGCACGATTGACGAGCGTTTGACCATCGGCGCAGTCGCTCCCGGTACCTACGGGAACGAGATCGGCGGTGTGGATGGCGGATTCCTTGTGCCTCCGGCGTTCTCGACCGACATTTTCCAGCTTTCGCTTGCGGAAGATTCGTTGCTTCCAATGACGGACAACACCGAGGTTTCTGGTAACGGAATGGTGTTCCCGAAAGACGAAACGACCCCGTGGGGCACGGACGGTGTGCGAGCGTATTGGCAGGTAGAAGCGTCCGTAGCGACGCAGACCAAGCCGAAGTTCGGCATTCAGAATATGCGGCTGCATAAGCTGATGGCGCTTGTTCCGATCACGGACGAACTGTTGGCTGACTCGGCTGCAATTGAATCGTACCTGCCGAACCTCATGGCCCGCTCAATCCGCTGGAAGACTAACGAAGCTCTTTTGTACGGCGACGGTGCGGGTAAACCGCTTGGTGCGTTGACCGGCGGAGCGGCGATCGTTCAGGCAAAGGACGCGGGCCAGGCAACTCTGACCGTTTCCGCGCTGAACATTATGAACATGGTCGCGCGGCTTCCCCCAGGTAGCTTCCCGAAATCGACATGGCTGATTACGCCGGACGCTCTGCCGTCGATCTTCACCCTGACCCTCGGTGGCTATCCGATCTATCTGCCGACCGCAGGCGCAACCGTTGGTGGCGTGCAGCTTAATCCGTACGGCTCGCTCGCGGGTCGCCCAATCATGATTACTCAGCACGCATCGGCATTCAGCGCGCAAGGCGATCTTAACCTCGTCGACATGAGCTATTACCGCACGATTACAAAATCCGGCGGTGTTCAGACCGCATCGTCTATGCACCTGTACTTCGACGCAGATGCGACGGCGTTCCGCGCAATCTTCCGCGTTGACGGACAGCCTAAGATCGTGGCTCCTATCGCCCAGGCAAAGGGCAGCAAGTTGCTTTCTCCGTTCGTCCAGCTGGCGGCTCGATAACCCTATTCGCCGGCCGTTTTCGGACGGTCGGCGATCTCTCACAAGGTGAACCAAAATGGCAATGATTAACGTAAAAGCAACCGAACAGGTTGCAGTGCTCGGCGTCATCACGCCGACCAGCCAAGGCGTCGGGGCTGTCCTTTCCGGCTGGCTGCCCATGGCGAACTTCAACAAAGCGCTTGTGCTTATCTCAGTCGGGGCATTTGGTGCGGCTGCAACCGTAGACGCCACGCTTCAGCAGGCGCAGGACAACGTCGGTACTGGCGCAAAGGTTTTCGCCAACTCCAAAGCGATCACTCAGCAGCTGGCGGCTGGCGGAAACAACATTCAGGTCGAGATCAATCTGGATGCGTCGGAATTTGACGTGGAAAACAGCTTCCAGTTTGTGCAGCTGTCGGTAACCGTTGGTGCAGCTGCGACGCTTACCAGCGCTGTGGTACTCGGGTTCGTCCCGCGTAACGCCCCGGCGTCGGCGAATAACGCGGCTTCCGTCACTCTGATTGTTGGCTAAACCCTGAAAAGGATTGGCCGGGGCGAAATCCCCGGCCTTTTTTATGACTCTACAGATCGTGACGCCGCCAACCGCACAGGCTATCGACCTCGCGGATGCAAAACTACATCTTCGCGTTACTATCCCAACCGATGATCTGCTGATTAGCGCATGGATCGACGCTGCGACCGACTACGCCGAAAACTTGACGCATAAACAAATGGTGGCGGCAAGGTGGAGGCAATCGCTGGACAGCTTCCCCGGTCAGTTCGTGAGTTCGGCTCCATACGGTAAAGCCTACGCCAGACCGGGCAATGCGATCTACCTAGAGCGCGGCCCAGTGCAGCAAGTCGTGTCAATCCAATACCTGGACACGCAGAGCGTGCTCCAAACGGTTCCAACGAGCACTTACGTGGTCGATTACACGTCCGACCCGGT